GACGCGGGCGGTGTCGTACATCGTGCCGACGCGGGCGGTGTCGTACATCCTGTCGACGCGGGCGGTGCCGGACATCCCGCCGACGCGGGCGGTGCCGGACATCCCGCCGACGCGGGCGGTGCCGGACATCCCGCCGACGCGGGCGGTGCCGGACATCGTGCCGACGCTGGCGGTGCCGGACATCCTGTCGACGCTGGCGGTGTCGTACATCGTGCCGACGCGGGCGGTGCCGGACATCGTGCCGACGCGGGCGGTGTCGTACATCGTGCCGACGCGGGCGGTGCCGGACAGAGTATCTATTGTGGACTGCCCAGCGACGTTGACGACCTTGCCGTTGGTGGAATCGATGTTCAGCCACACCCCGGCCGGCGAATCGATGACGACGATGGTGACCGTGTCGTCGGCGAGTGCCGCGTCGAGTTCTGCTTGGCCGGTGACGGTGCGCTCGTTCACGAGCGTTCTCCTTGCGTGTCAGGGATTTCAGGGATGTCTGCGATGGCTTCGGCGGCCTGTTCGGCAAGGGCCGCTCGGCGGATGTTGGGCACCGTCTCGGCGAGCGCGCTCCAGTCCTCGCGGGACCAGTCGGGCAGCCTTGGCGGCAGGTCCGCCGGCTGGCTCGTTAGCGTCGGGGGATCCCATGGAGCGGGTGCGCGTGCGGCCAGGACGGCGACCACGACCACACCGAGCAGCAGGCCCATCGCCGCGCCGCCGACGATCCAGAAGGCGGTCATGGGGTCACCGTCCTCGGCGCGGGGCGGAACTGTTCGACGGCGCCCCGAATCCAGTCGGGCTGCGCACCCAAATCCTTGAGGTGTCGCCGAATGACGCTTCGCGACTGGTCGGCGCCCGGGTATCCAGCGAGGTGCACGGAGACGCTCTTGGTTTCGCCGGTGTCGGTATCGAGCCGGTAGTTGATCAGCAGCCCGATAGGCGTCAGCGGCCTCTTGCCGGCCGGTGTGTAGTGCACGTCGGCATTGGCGACGTGCAGGTACACCTCGCGGCTGTCGAAGATCCACGGATCGGTCAGTTCGGCCACGATGCCGCCTTCGGTGCCGGCTCGCGGGTGGCCAGCAGGTACACGGCCAGGCCGACCAGTACGACGCCGGCCACGCCGATGCCGACGGCCAACGCGGGCTGGATCTGCCAGAAGATGGCGGCGGTCAGCAGCACGACGAGCGAGCCGATTACCACCAGCAGCAGGACCGCGAAGAACGCGGTCAGGCAGTCCAGGAAGTCGCCGAGCCGGCACGCCAGCTGGTGCGCCTGGTCGGTGCGCCACCACCTGACCGGCGCGGCCAGCTCGACCGGCAGCTCGGCGGCCGGTCCGGTCGGGAGTTGGCCGGTGACCGGCGGCCACTCGTACGCCCGGTGGCGTCCGTGAGGCACCGTGTCCTCGGCGGACACGTAGTGGCGTCGGCCGTCTCGGTCGTGGGTGCTGTACCAGGCCGAGTCGCAGCCCTGCTCGGCGACGGCGTCAATGACGAGATCGGCGTTCGGGTCGTCGAGGGTGTGGACGTGGTCGCCGATGTGCGCGGTCACGGGATGATTCCCTGTTGCAGAGCCAGGAACACGGCGTTCTCTCGGCTGTTCGCGTCCAGCACCTCGAAAATGTGGGTGAGCGTCTTGGTGATGGTGGTGCGGTCCAGGTGCAGGATCTTGCCGATCTGGCGGCTGGTGCAGCCGTCCGCGACGAGGACCAGCACGGTGATCTCGCGGTCGGACAGCTCCTCAGCGGGCGCGGTGGGGGCGGTCATCTCAGCGCCGCCGATCCGGCCGTGACGGGCACCCGCTGGTCGTCGACGGGCGCCTCGGCGGTGTCGACGTCCACCAGGGACAGCAGCAGCGCCACCGGCAGCATCGCGCCGACCGTGGTGACCGCGTTGACCTCGACCAGGTCGCGTTCGTTGCCGTCCAGGAGCGCGACTACGCCAGTGGTGGTGCCGTCGTCCATGCCGCCGGTCGCCAGCAGGTGCAGGTCACTGGCCGAGGCCGCGCGGACGGTGACGACGGGGTTGGTGAGGGTCGGCAGCCAGCGGACTAGCGCGCCGAGGTGTCCGGTGTCGTCGTCGGTGGGGTAGATCTGCACGATCGGCTCGCGCCTGCTGGGGTAGATGCTGGTCACGGTCTCGCCGAGGCCGTGTCTGCGCAGGTGCCGGTTGAGGGAGGTGAGGTAGCGGGTGAGGGTTCCGGTATCCTGGGTGTCGATCATGTGAGGCTCCAGTCTCGATCGGGTGTGCGGTCCGGCGTGTGCGCGCCGGGCCGCGCTGCGTTTCAGTGGCCCGCGTGTGCGCTGTGCTCGCTGGCCGGGTACCAGCACCGGCAAGTCGGGCAGTACATGTCAGGCGCGATGTCGTCGTTGCTCACTTGGTGCTGCCGTCGGGGTTGGTGGGCTGGCCGTGGAGGTGCCGGTCGGCCGCTGCTTGGGTGGCATCCGATCTCGCCTCCTCGTGGGGCTTGGTGTAGGTCTTGCTCGGGTCAGCCGGCGGTTTGGTGCTGCCGGTAGGTTTCGGGTCAGCCATGGGAGGTCTCGCTCCTGTTGGTCAGCGGCCCGACGTTCCCGGCAAGGAGCGGCGGGCCGCGCTCGGTTACTTCTGGGGTCTGGACGCCACGTACGGCGTGTTCGTGGCCGGTGCCTGCCGGTGCTTCGGGATGAACAGGTCACGGCCGAGTCCGAGCGAGTTCGTGAGCCGCGTGTGGCGGCGTTCGCGGCGGCTGGTGCCGGTGTGCTGGACCAGGTAGCGCACGGTCGGCCGGGGGGCTTTGAGCACGGATTCGGGCGTGTTGTTGTGGTGGGCCATCGGGATCTCCTCGGATTTACTTCTGCTGGGCCTCGCGGTCGCGCTGTTCGTCGGCGCGCTTGTTGAGTTCCTCGAGGTTCTTCTGGGCCTCGTCGGCCTCCCGGCCGCTCACGACGCGGTCCGCAGTCGCCGGCCGGGCGCCTCGCCTTTGATCCAGGCGTCGACGTCGTCGACGTGGATGCGCCACCTGCCGCGCGGCCGGTGACCGCGTAGGCCCTGCTTGTGGCGGCTGGATTCGTAGAGGCGCAGGGCGTCGTAGACGTACTGGTAGTGGTGCCGGGACCGGGCGGCGGCTTCGCGGACGGTCATCCACGGGTCGACGGGCGCCGGCTGCCGGACGGGCTGCTCGTCGACGGTCTCGGTCTCGGCGGTCATCGGGCCACTGCCGTGGTGACGTCCGTCGGCTCCAGGAGCGCTGTGATCTCGACGCCGAGCACCTCGGCCAATTTGCGAAGTACTGGCGCGGTCGGCGTGCGCTGGCCGCTTTCGTACTTGCCGAGGTTTGACCTGTCGACGCCGGCCTGATCGGCCAGATCCTGGATCAGCAGACCTTTGAGTTCTCGCGTCTCGGTCAGGAGCCTGGCGCTGAAGGGGAGTGATAGACGTTGCCTCGCCATGGCGCAACCGTACGCGCTATGACACGTCTTGACCAGTATTGACAAGCCGATAAAGGTCACAAGCCGGTCGATGCTTGCCAATGGGGACTTTTGTTGCCTAATATTGACCCATGACACGCCGTGACTCGTCACTCACGAGGAGCTGCCCGACGTGACCCAGCCGCCACCGCTCGATGAAGCCCTTGACGACCGGCGCATCGAGTTGGATCTGCAATGGACCGACGTGGCCACGGCGGCCGGCATTAGCCTGAGCACGCTTGGCCGAGTGCGTAAGGGCGTCGGCAGCAAGAAAGTGCGTCGTGCCGTTGAACGTGCTCTACGTCTTGAGGCTGGCAGTATCGAGCGAGGCATTGTGACGCCCCTGCCTGGCATCGAGCCGACATCAGCAGATCGCGCCTGGGACGCCCTTCGCCAGAAGTACGAGGCCTGGCGGGTCGAGTACGGTCCGGATCCCGCGTGGGCGATGCTCCGGCGCGAGATCCCGGAGATGACCAAGCTGCTGGACCAGCAGAGCCTGCGCCACCTCGAACGGCAACAGGATCACCGAATGGGTGACGTCGGGTGAGCTCAGGGTTAGAACATCCGGGTCACTACTAGTCAGTAATCTCGGCAAACGGAGTAGACACCTACGGAAACAGGCGCTCGGGAGTCATCCCCCCCCCCCCCCGCTGTTTTTCGACAGGGACGGTGATGATGTGCTCACACTCCGTAAGACCGTACTGATCCTCGCCATCGTGACGACCCTGCTCGTGCCGGTCCTGATCGTCTGGGCGGCGAACGTCCCCAGCATCGCGCCGGCGGTAATGCCCGACGGTGCCCTCATCGTCGCCGGCGTCACCATCGCCGGCGCAGCCTGGGTGGTATTCGCGCTGCTGTGCGTCGGCAACAACCTGTGCCGAAGACTCGACGTCATCAAAGCCGACCAGTCATTCGAGGGCGTCAAACGCGAGCTGACCACAACCGGCCCGATGCCACGTCCGCGACTACTGCGCAGGACCGCCGACTGATCTGTCACCCGCTGGCGGGTAGGCCCTAGACCCCGGTCCTACCCGCCAGCCGGCCACAGATCAACAGGAGGAGGTACCGCATGGCCAGCAAAGAAAGACTGCCCTCCGGCCGCTATCGTGGCATTTACTACGACGCCAACGGCGACAAACAACGAGTACCCGGCACATTCCGGCTCGCATCCGAAGCCCTCAACGCGGCCAAGGACGCCGAGGCGATCGCCCGACGCCAGGCCAGTCTCGCCGCCGGCACGCTCCCCGCCACCATCACCTGGAATGAATGGTGGGACATCATCCGCGTGAACCGCGAATTCGAGTCCGACACCCCGGACCAAGAAAGGCGTCTCGTCAAGAACCACCTCACGCCACAATGGGGAGACACGCCACTCAACAAGATCGACCGCGACGCCGTCCAAAACTGGGTCAACAGCCTCTGCGCACGACGCACCAAGGCCGGAACCCTCTACAGCGCCGCCTATATCCGCCGCATCTACAGCCTGTTCTCCGTGACCATCCGCGCCGCCATCAAACACCGGCCACCGGTCCTGCTGGTCTCACCGCTTGTCGAGATCGAGCTGCCGGTCGTGCGGCGCAAGAAGAAGGCCTTCGTCGCCATGGAGAACGCTCCGAAGCTCAAGAAACACCTCCGCGACGACTACGCCGACGTCGTGGCGTTCGCACTGGAAACCGGGCTACGTCCGGGTGAGCTGGCCGGCTTGCACGACGACCAGATCGACGAAGCCGGTCGGCTGCTGTGGGTCACCACCGTCTACATCCTGCGCGCCCGACGCATGCGCGGGCACCCCAAGGACGAAGACGCCCGCACCGTTCCGCTATCCGCCGCCGCGCTCACCATCTACCGGCGCCGGACCGCAGGCCGCGACATGCGACGCCCCTGCGGAGTCCAGCACTACCACGGCCAGTGCACCAACGATGTCGTGTTCCGCACGGGGGCCGGCTCGGTCCTGGACGCGAACAAGCTGCTTGAGGTGATGAAACGGGCCTGCGCGAAGGCCGGCATCCCGGCCGCCTCCGGGTACGCCCTGCGCCGCGGCTTCGCCACCCGGCTCGCCCGCGGTGGGATCGACTTGTTCGAGCTGATGGACATCATGGGATGGGAAGACCCGGAGCTGGCCCGCGAGTACGTCCAGCAGAGTCCTGGCGCACGCGACCGGCTGATGGCCGCGCTCGGCGACCCGTCGGCGACCGGCCTGCGTGTCGTCCAGGCAGCGGACGTGGGACTTGATCATGGGCATGGGATTGACCGTGGGATGCCTGCCGACGAAACGCCACGTAAGCAGGCTCACTCCAAACGGCCCAGGAAGACCTCTTGACGTGCCAGTACACTGCGAATGACTGATCGAGACTCACGCCGACTCACCGTCACATAACCGCAGATCGGGTGACCTCGTGGACCTCCCTGTGGTCCACAGGAAACCGGATCTGCCAGGAAGGACTGGTAGATCATGGGACAAATCTGGGACAACTTCCCCGCCGTGGCACGCATCACCCACCACACCGACCGGTTCATCCGCACCCTCATGCTGTTCATCACCGGCATCTGGGCGAGCAGCCTGCTGCTGCTGTGGCTCATCCAGGACACGCCCGTCCTGGCTCACCTCAGCACCGGCGTGCACCACCAGTTCGTCGCCGGCGTCACCGTCCAAGCCCTCACCGCGTACGCGGTGGTCATCCCGGCCGTGCTGATCCTGCTCATCGCCGGCGGCCTACACCGGCGGGGCGCCCAGCCGCGTCGGACGCGGCCCAGTTCGCCCACCGTCCGCCGCATTAACCAGCGGGCCGCGATCGTCCTACCGGTGGCCGCGGTGCTACTGGCCACCGTGCTCGGCCTGATCGCGGCCTGGACCGCGCGGTGATCGCCCAGCGGCGCGCGTCCGGTCGATCTCGGATGACGGTCGTGCTCTCGTTCGCCGGCCTGGTGCTCACGTTCCTGGTCGCCGTGCTGCCGGTACAGCCGGTCGTGCTGGTCTACGTGATGGCCGCTCTGCTCGTCGCGGCCGCCGCATTGGGCGTCTACGAGTTGGGTCGCCGTGTGTGCGTGTGGACAAAACGTGGACGTTCTGGTGGTTGACGTAACAGCCGACCGCGGTCAGCCGACCGACGGGCAACAACCGGACTTCGAGAGGACATCATGGCGAACCCACATCCGCCGATGCCACGCAAGACCGTCACCAAGCAGCGGCAGGACACCAGCCACGGTATGCACCTATTCCTGACGATCATCACCGGCGGAGTCTGGGGGCTGGTGTGGCTCGGGATGACTGTGTGGCACAAGATGGGCCCGCGCAAGCGCGTGGTCACGAAGTACAAGTAGCCGGACGACGACGGACGTCCCGGGCACTTCACGGCGCCGGGGACGTCCGGCTACTCGTCACGTTCGCGTTGGTCGCGGAGCTGCCGCCGTAGATCGTCCATGTCCCACCTGGCTTGACCACCCGGAGTGACATAGACCGGCGCGATCGAGCCGTCCTGCCACCAGCGGACTAACGTCGCCCGGTGCACGCCAAGGAGCCGCGCGGCTTCACCGCTGCTCACAGGCCGTGCCGGGCGATCAGTCACCGTGCGACTCTCTCACCCGTTTGCGCTGGTTCTGGCCTTACAGTGACTCTTGCAACTCATCAATACCGATGCGACACTTGCGACCGTGGCGAGGAGCCCTGCGGCCAAGGCGACACCTGCCGCCCCCGAACGCACGGCGGGAGGCGTCAGGGGTGACTCCCCTCCCGCCGTGCCCCGCCGCCGCGTTCCCGAGTGCCACGAGCGCACCATGGTGATATCCGTCGAGGTCACCGTCACCGAGGCCGAGGCCCTCCGCGACGCCGCATTCACCTGCACCTCCCCGGACCCAAGCCGGCACCAAGCCGGGCGTCGGGCGCTGGAGAAGATCCGCGCGCAGGCCGAGCGCTGCCATCCCCGGCCGCCGTTACCCTTCTGACGACGGGCCACGGCTGACCGGGCGCACACGAAAACGGCCCCCGTGCACCACCGCAATGGTGGGCACGGGGGCCGTTTGGCGCCTGCTGGTTCAGGCCGTCGGCGGGGTCTGAGTCGGCACCGTGGGGTGACCGAACAGCGCCTCGATCCGGTCCTTGCCGACCTGGAACAAGTCGTGCACGACTTGCTTCGCCTCGGCTGCGACCGTCCCGAAGTCGAGGTGCTCGACCGTGCTCAGGACATCGGTGATGTCCTGATTGGCGGTGTCCAGCGCGGCGTGCACGTCCGCCACCACCGTCGCGGCGGTGGGTTCGGCGGGGGTAGGGGTGCTCATGGTTCTCCGATCGATGGTGCGTTCACGACCGCCGGTCAGCGGCCGAGCATAGGATCTACAGCGGTCGCGGGTTCGACTCCCGCCAGTCACGACGGGACGCGTCCCCGACGGCTGTAGCTCAGCGCGGTAGAGCACCCGGCCCGGAGCGCACCCCGTTGAGACGGGGGAAGCGGCCGGGTCGGCGCCGTTAGGCGGTAGGTGCCGGCATCACACCCGCCCGGCCGGCGACTGAGTCTGTGGGCCCACCGGTGCGGCTGACGCCGGAGCAGCGGCCTTGGCCAGCAGTGCCACCAGCGCGGCCGCCGTGGCTGGCCCGATGTTCGCGGCCGCGAACGCCGCGTCCAGCTGGGCCTGGGTGACCTGCGGGGCGCCCTCGGTCTGGATCGCGACCGTCAGCTGGGCCACCGTCGCCTTCATGTCCGCGTCCATCGCGGCCAACTCGGCCGCGTGGTCGGTGGCGTCCTGGGTGGCTACGCCGGCCAGGACCGCGAGCACGCCGGTCTTCGGGTCTGTCAGCCGCTGCAACATCCCCTGGCTCTCGACCATCCGGCCGAACAAGCTCGTGTCGGAGACGCCCTGGGGCATGCGTCCTGGAACGGCGGCGTCGGTGGACGGGCCGCCGCCGAAGACGAATGCGGCGAGGTTCTGCTCGATCGGGTTGGTCATCGATCCTCCTTGGTCGACGCCGGGCCAGTGGTCGGCCACGACGGATCGGTCGAGCGGGCCTGGATCGGCGTACTGCTTCGCGATCGCACCGGGCGGTAGCACGTCGAGGTTGTCCCAGTGCGCCAACCACCACAGCGGCAGTGGCTCGTGGATCGTGTTGAATGCGGCGATCACCTCGGCCTGGTTGGATTCCGAGCAGTACGCCACCGGCCACAGGAAGCCGTCGAGACGACGCTGGTGTGCCCAGGCGGCGGCCTGCGCGGCCGTGGCGTCCCCGTTCTCGCGGTCGATGACGTGACCGTCCCGGGTGGTCCACCGCGTGGCGATCCGCACGTGCACCGAGTTCGGGAACATCGCGATCTCGTCGGCGGTCCAGGCGAACGGGCCGTCGATGTAATAAGCCACGAGGGCGATCGAGTGGTCCATCCCGGCAGCGTCGGAGTTGATGCCGTCCTGCATCTCCCGGGTCATGCCGTCACCGGCCCGTGCAGCGCCTTGACCAGCGCCATCGGCGTGACGTAGCCCGGCCACCGACCGTCGGCGAACATAGACAGGCCAGCCCGCCGGTACACCTCGTCGACGAGCTGGGAACAGATCATGTGCCCGCTGTCGGCGACATACCTGCGCAGGCCCGGCATCGGGATGTGCAGGCGGTGTGTGGCCAGGGCGAAGTAGTCCAGCGCGGAGTACGGCGTCCCGACCAGCGCCCGGCCGGCGGCCACCAGGTGCCCGCGCTGCTCGTCGGTCAGTGACCAGTCCGACCAGATCACGTTCGTGTCGTCGTATTCGGTCAGCGGCCGGATCCGCGCGCCGCCAGGCTCGGCCTCGACCAGTTCGCCGTTGTCCAGCACGAGAAAGGCATGCTGGTACTGGCCGAGCCCATCCCCGTTGAGCCACTGTCCGATGCGGATCAGCCGGCCGGCCTCACCGCGGATCGCGACGAGGCCGAAGTCACCCGCCTGGGGCGTCATGATGGTCATCCTCCGATGGGCAGCAGTGGCGGCGGTGTGGTGGTTGTGGTCGGCGGTGACGTGCTGGTGCACGTGTAGGTCGGCGCCTCGGCAGGCGAGCCGGTGTCCCGCGTGCACTGGAACGTGGCGCCGCTGGCCGGGTCCTGCCACGACCAGCCGGCCGGCGGGTCGCCAGGCGCACCCGGCTGTCCGGTCGGGCCCGCCGGACCCTGTGGGCCGCTCGGACCGTCCTGGCCCGGCGTGCCCTGGCTGCCCGCCGGACCCGCCGCGCCAGTGAGGCCAGTTGGCCCGGTCGGTCCAGTGGGGCCGGGCAACCCTGGCGAGCCGGGTGGCCCCGGGAGACCGTTCAAGCCCGCTGGTCCCTGCGCGCCCGCCGGACCGGCCACGGCGGACGGCGGCTGCACCACCGGTGTCGCGCCGAGCTGACGGATCTGTTGCGCCAGCTGCTGCGCCGCGGTAGCGGCCGCGGCCTGCTCGCCGCCGAGCTGATCGCCGTAGTCCTTCTCGGACAGCACAGCCCAGCCCAGCACGAGCATGCCGATCACCAGCAGGGCCGCCAGGAACGCGAACAGCCGATGCCCGCGATGATCCCGGGCGTCGGCCGCCGCGATCCGAGCTGTCTCATCACCCACGGCGACGCCTCCGTCTTCTGTTCCTGGCTTGCTTGATCTCGACGAGTGCGTTGGCCTCGTCGTCCTGTCTGGACGGTGGCGCCAGCGCCTGGCGGGTGGCGGACTGGGCGGCGTCGCCACGCTCGCGGTCGGATGTCCGGCGGGCCACGATGAGCATGCCGATCAGGCCGGTCATCGCGGTGACGAGACCACCGACGGCGGCGATGAGCGCGGCAAGTCCATTGAGCACACGCCCCCCTTATTCACACGGTCGAGTACACCGAGGAACCACCCTCGGACCGGACCGAAATCTTGCTGCCAGCCAACGCCTGCGCGGTTCCCGTACCGGAATTGCGGACCAGGGTGGCGCAGAAAATGTCATTCACCGCGACACTGGTCGTGAAGGTGTAGACGATCTCGGCTTCGTACGGGCCACCTCCCGACGTCGCGATTAATGGCAACACGATGACCTGCAACTGTGTGCCGGCCACATTCGTGAGCCTGAGCCGGAAGAAGAAGCCATCGCCGCTGACGCTGCCACCGTAGTACAGCTTCGCGGTCACCTCATACGTGGTGGACGCGGCCAGCGCCAGCGTACCGGTCGTCGCCCATGCCGATTCGACGGTGCCCGATGTCGCGGTAGCGTTCGTGACCCGCACAATGCCGCCGGCCGTCTGTACGCCACTGGCGCCGTTGAGGGCCGCGGCCGTGGCCTCTTGCCCGGCGAAGAATGCCATCAGGCCCTTCCCAACGCTAGATAGACAGGCTGCGCGACGTCGACTTGTTCGCCCGTCGCGTGGCTTTTCACCACGCCATTGACCGAGCGGGTTACGCTGGAAAACGTCTGCGGAGATGAGGTGCCGGAGATCGCGCCGACGGACATCACCTCGCCGCCCATCTTGATTTTCACGGGCCAGTCGCCGGCGTTGGTAGTCCACAATGTCCCGTCGCCGATGTCGACTTGGAACGATGTCGCGGTCGGGCTGATCGTGGTGTCATGCAGTGTGGTGGTGGTGGAGCCCAGTCGCCCCAGGATGGGGTCGTCGAGGGTCAAGATGTCGTACGGGCTGCCGGGAACGCAGTTGAACACGAAGTCGATCAGGCCCGGGGTGCTGAACGTGTAGGTCTCGGAATAGCCGCGCATGATCAGCGACAACGCGTCCGGCGTGAGGCTAGTGGCCACGATCTTATTGGGCATCGTGACCGCCAGCGCGGCCAGGAACAGCGCCCGCCTGGCCGCGCTGGGCGGGTGCACGAACCGCATCGGCAGCTGCGGATAGCGCGCCGCGTCGACGGTGCCCAAGTGCAGTAGCCAGGACGCCAGGTCGGGCAGTTGACTGTCGGCGAACGCGTTCAGGGTGGGCCCGATCGGATAGTCACCGATGCCGCCCTGGCCGGCTGGCAGCGTCGAGAGGCGCCCGGTGGTCAGCGCCACGTTGGCCGAGGACCCGTCCTGGCGGGTCACTGTGATGTCGTTGTGCGTCTGTTGGTCGTCGTCGACCGGTTGCGGCGGACTGGCGAGCTGGGTGGCGTCGACGGTCAGCGTGGCGGACTGGTTGTAGTGCGGTCCCAGGCCGAGGTACAGCAGTCCGACGCGGCCACGGGTCTCGCACAGCTGTCCCATGTCCAGCGCGGCCGCCTCGTTCAGCAGATTAAGTAGCGTGTCGACCTTCTGTGGCCCCATCAGCGCCGGCGCGAGTGGATTAGATGTGAAATCGAAATTCACGGTATTCTCGCCGCACAGTCGGATCATGCGATCGATGGCGGTTTCATCCGCGTACGCGTTGAACTGGGCGGCCAGAGCGAAGATATCGGTGACGACCGACTCAACACTGATCTGTCCGAACGCGAAATTCCCGCACTGGCTGAAGGGGTTGATCGACACGGCCGCCACAGACGGTGTCGAGTGCGCCGTTAATGTACCTGTGGCGTAGCCGGCCGAAGCGCCGATTCCGATCGCCAAAATCGAAACCGTATAGTTGATGTCCGACCCAGACACCGCCGCCTGTAGAGATAGCCGGAACGCCACATTGTTGATCGCGAAGCCGATCGCGGAGTCCAGGATGTTTGTCCCGGCCTGGTCGTACACCTTGAGCTTGAGGTTGCCGCCTGTGGAGAAGCTGACATCCCAGGTCTGGGCTGTCCCCGTTGTGGTGACCCGCAAAATGGTGGAACCGTCGACGCCGTTGGATGCGAACACCAGACACCGCACCTGCCACGATCCGGTCGCCGCATACAGCGGCACAGTGCCCACGAGTGATGACGTCGTCCCGGCCGCCGCCATCACGGGGATCGGTAGCGACGAGGGGAACCCGCTGTAACTGGCCAATGTCGGCGCCCCGACGATCGCCATCGGCACCCCGTTGGGCAGACCGGAGGCGATCGACGTGGCGTTCGCGCCGTCCTCGCATGGCCAGTACGCCACCAGTTGTGACCCCAGCGCCGGGATCGATCGGCGCAGCACCGACTTCAGGACCGGGGCACTGGGCTGCCCGAGGCGTCGCAGCGGGCCGGCCGCGTCGACCTTGACGTAGCGGTCCTGGTTGGTCTGGTCGGCGCCCTGCACCCAGTCGCCGACCTCGCCGGCGAATCGCGGCACCGACACGATCAGGTTGCTGTACTGGAACACCACCGGCAGCGTGTTGGTGTTGCCGGTCGCGACACCCGAGCGGACGCCGAAACCGCCAGGGGCATCTGCGACCGGCTTACCCAGCTGGATGTAGTTGCCGAGCACCTGCCAGTCGTAGGGCTCGACCTTCGCGGCGTCCCACACCTTCGCCCGAATCGACTGCCCCTCGGCCTGGGCGCGCACCCGCAGCGTGTTCCCACCGGCGTGCGTGAGGCCTGTGACGGGGACGCTGGCGGCCAGCACGGTGCCGTCGGCGTAGAGGATGCCGATGTTGACCTGCTGAGTCGTGTCGATCGTCACCCGGGCCATGTAGTAGGCGCTGCTGGAGGTGTACCGCAGGATCACATTGGCCGGCTCGACGTTGCCGCCGGTGACGTTCGTGCCGGATAACGCCTGACAGTCCACTCGGACGTCGACGTCGAGGTACGTCTCGCCGGTGATCACGTTGAGCCGGTAGGCGTTCGTCGCCGGCACGCTGTGCTGACCGAGACCGCCGGAGACGAACGTGTCAGTGCCAAGCACGGTGCCGCCTGAACCGAATGCGGTCCAGGCCTGCCCCGGGATGCCGCCGGCGCCGGGTGCGGTTCCCCAACCGGACGCGACGGTCCGGGCGAAGGAGTCGGTCAGGGTGGTGTGTGTGATCCGGCACGGCGTGTTCTTGCCGATCTGGCCGTAGTACAGGCCGGTCGGGTTGCGGGGATCCCAGTTATTCAGCCGGTTGTTCAGGGTGAACGCGGCGGTGGAGGGCACGGCCGACGTGGACTCATCGGAGGTGCCCCGGCTGATGGCGAGGTTGTCGCGCGTGTAGACGCTGCCGGCAACCCATCCGGTTGCCGACCCGGTGTACAGCTCGGTGAGCACGTCGGTCGTCATGGCCCGAACACCACCGGATTGCCTCCTCTGGCGCGCACGGCTTTCTTCAGCCACTGGATAGCGAGCGCGTCGAATCCAGTACCGCCAGGCATGATCTGGAGCACCACCTGTGTGTCGCCGCCAGTACCGGCCGGCGTGCTGCCGTGCGGGAACACCGCCGCGCCAGCGGGCAGCGCGACCGTCTCGGCGCCACCCTCGCCGACCCGCGCCAAGCCGCCGCGAGTCGTGAGACCACCAGCGGCCAGGTAGGGCACGTGCTGGATGTCGCCGATCGCGCCGATACCCACAATGCCGGTGACGGCGTTCGCGCCGTGGATCAGGCTGTCAATCCGGTCGATCATCCAGTTAATGCCGTGAATCACAACATTCACGGCGCCTTTCAGCCCGGAACCCAGCCAATCCCACAGGTGCTCACCAAGATGACCTAGGCCGCCGAGAATGCCGCCGATATCGCGCACCACGTCACCGAAGAATCCGGTGATGGAATGCCACACGCTGGTCGCCACGCTCGCGATGGCGTGCCACACATCGGACAGGAAACCCTTGATGTGGTCCCAATTAGTGATGATTAGGATAACGATCGCCGCGACCGCGATAGCGATAGCGATGAACGGATTCGCGGCCAGTACCGCTTGCAGTGCCATGAAGCCGGTCTTCACAATGTTGAACACGCCGACCAAGCTCTTGATCAGCATGAAGGCCATGAATCCGTCGACAATCACCGGCAGAATCGGGCCGAGCTTGGTCAGCGAATTCAGCAGCAGACCGATCGGCGCCAGGATCGGCACCAGTGCCTGGAAGATCTTCCCGAACGCCGGTGCCACGGCGGTCAGCGCCTTGAGCACGGCCTGGCCGATGAGCGTGGCCAGCTTTCCCAGCGGCGGCAGCAACGGCATCACGGCGGCCAGCAGGGCCGTCAGCCCGTTGGCGATCATGTCCTCGAACACGGTCGCGATCTGCCCGATCAGGGGCACGAGGTCCACCAGGATAGGTGCCAGGCCGGTCACGAGCTGGGTGATGATCTGTGCGAACACCGGCACCAGATCGGTGAACGGGCCCATCAGGCTCACTACCGACGGGATCAGTGGACCGATCGCGTCGAACATCCGCACGATCAGCGGCACCAGCATTGTCAGTGTCTGGGCGAACTGGGTGCCCAGCGACTCGACGACCGGCATCGCGGCCTGTAACAGCCGACCGAAGGCCGCGATCAGCGGGGACAGCGCCGGTAGGAGCCCGGAGATCACCGGGCCGAGGAATTGGAACAACGGGATGAGGTTGTTGGTCAGCACCGAGATGATCTGCTGCAGGACCGGCATCAACGCGGCCAGGATCGGGCCGCCCGCTTGCGCCAGGCCGCCGATCAGTTGCCCGAGCGTGCCCAGGATGCCGGCCAACCCCTTGAAGAATGCCGCCAGCCCCTGAGCAGCCCCGGCCGCGCCGGTGGTCAACCCCTTGAAGAAGTTCGACAGACCGGTGCCGAGGTCGGCCAGTCCGGACGCCAGGGCCTGGATGATTGGCTGCGCGGCCTGCAGGGCGGCGACGATGCCGGGCATCAGGTTCTGGATCAGCCCGATGACACCCTTGGCCAGTGGCTGGATCATCGGCGCGACCAGGCTGAAGACCTGCTTGACCTGGGGCAGCATCTGGTTCCAGGCCTGCCCGGCATCCTTGGCGACGGCGACGACCTGGGGGACGATCGGCTTGGTGGCCTGGGCGACGCCCTGCTGGACGTGGACGCCGAGCTGCTTGAACGCGGCGTCGACCTGGGCGTTCTTCTTCACCAGGTCTACGGCGACCGCGGCGACCGCGATCGGTACCGCGGCCAGTGCGCTGCCGGCGACCAGCGAGCCGGCGGCCGCGGCGCCGGCGAGGATGCCGAACTTCTTCGCCAGATCGAGCAGGCCGGTGCCGGACCCGGATGCCTGGTTCTGGATGAACTTCCCCAGCCATGCCCATTGCTGGCCGGTGGCCTGGATGTTGGTGTTGGCTTCCTTGCCGAACTTGGCGAACTCCTCTTTGGACGTTGCCAGGCCGGCGGTGAAGCCTTCCTTGTCCAGCTTCATGCGGGCGACGAGATCCCCGACGGTGAGCGCCACCGACTCACCGCCCCCGCGCTATTCAGTTGTCACAACGAGTCCATGAAGTCCTGGGCGGCTTGGCCGGTCAATGTGGTTGGTTCGTTGTGGACGGTGATGCGCCACACAGACTGTTCCGACAGGCCGCCGAGCAGCCAGCGGAATTGGCGGCTGCTCAGCTCACCGATTTCTTCCGGCGCGTACCCGTATTCGCGGCGGAAGTCGGCGACGATGAGCGCCCAGTACTCGCGGACTTGCCGGTGCCAGAGGGTGCCCGCCGGTCGCTTCGGTTGGGCACCGGCCGGGCTTTTCCCGCTTCCGCCGCCCGGGCCTCATCGGCGAGTTCCACGGCCCGCGCGAACGTAGTCTCGGTGCCGGTGGCGTTCGCCATGCCCCAGGCGATGATGACCTGCAACATCCGCGTAGTGGCGCCGTTGGTGATCCAGGTGTCGAGGTGGTCGGCGCCGAACAGGTCGACCAGCAGCGGCCGGATCTCGGCGATGTCCTGGGCGTCCTGGAGTAGCAGTGCCTGCTGCTCGACGCGCAGCGGCATATCGGTGGGCACCACGACATCCACGCCGAGGATGCGCGCCGTGGTCGGCGTGGTCGCGGCCTCGTGTGAGCGCCAGAACGCGAGGAAGTCGTCCTGCTCCAGTTCGTCGTCGACCGCCTTGTCGATGGCCGTCACGGCGCGCTGGTGAGGGTTGTCGCGGCGGTGCGGGTGAGCTTCGCGCCCCAGGTCGCCATGTCGTTGTTCTTGCCGCCGACCGCCGACGGGTCGACGGTGGCCGTCCACACCTTCCACTGGGGATCGGCCGAGCCATAGCGAAACCGGACGCTGCCAAGGGAGGCCTCGCCGGTCTGCACACCCAGGAAGTCGACGCGGGCCTGCCCGGCGTCCTGCACACCGGTCTGGGTGTCGGCGATGCGCAGGCCGGCGATAGTGATCATCGCGCCGCGCTGCATGACGCGCTGCTCGTAGTTCCCGGCGCTGTCGAAGGTGGTGGTGTCAGCCGTCGCCGAGTTCGCGCTCGGGTCGGCCGAGAAGTCGTTGATGCCGGCCACACTCAACCAGGTGACGCCGTCGGCGGCCTGGACCTGGAAGATGATGGAGCGCGCCGGGAGCTTGGCCACGGCCATGGTGATCTCCTATTCCCGCCCGCCGGCGGTGTTCCTGATTTCCATGCGGAAGTTGACGGTGTACTCGTGCCGGCCGCTGAGATCCCGGCCGATGTAGGTCGGGCCGGACTGGGTGCCGACGCACAGCAGCAGGTAGATCCCGCCGGGCAGCGTGGTCTCGTGCAGGCCGTGCAGGGCGGTGTAGACGTCCCGGGCGGTGCGGGCCGCGTCGGTGGCATCGGTGTCCAGGCCCCGCACCCGGACCTGAATGGACGGGGTGTCGTAGCCGAGCTTGCTGTCGGCTTCCGGGCCGCCGTACTCGGCCACCGCGATCGCCTGGACCGGCTGCTCAGGCAGTGCGGCCAGGAAGATGTTCCCGGTGGTGTCCGCCGGCGAGTAGGTGCCGACACCGGCCAGGGCGAGCTGCGCGGCGACCTGTTCGATCAGCGTCGGGGTGGTGTCACCCATCGTTGGCCCGCCGGATCCGCTCGGCCACGATCTCCATCATCGTGTCCGCCTCCTCGAACAGCGGCTCCTCCAGGAACTTCGCCTGCCGGCCAGGCGCGTGGTCCAGGGTCAGGTCCTCGTGCTGGCGCACGGCATAGTCGTAGTCGTCGCGGTCGTTGCGGGCCGAGTACGTGACGATGCCGATCAGCTCGGCGTCGTCCACTTCGGCCGTTCCGGAGCGCATCAGTGTGCCCTCCTCGATGGGCACCAGCTCGTTGGAGACGCCGAGCAGGTGTTCCATCGCCAGCTTGAGACCCGCGCGGGCAGCCCTGGTGTTGATCGTGTCGATGTCGTGGCCGTACCACTCGACGCTCACATCGGCCACGCCACCACCGCCTCGTCAGGTCAGGTACAGCGTCAGGTGATTGGGCGTGGGCAAGAAACCGCCGTCGGCGTTGTCGACCGTGATCACGGTGGCGGATCGGCCGAACACCGTGACCCGTGAGTGCACCGGGGCGACCACGCTGGGCCGGCAGTAGACCTGCGTCTCGCTGATCACCTGGTCCTGGTCGGCGCCACGGACCAGCTTGCGCTTGTCGATCGCCAGACATCGCACCGTGACCGGTGGCCCGTACAGCGGGCCCTTCGCCGAGGTGCCCTCGTATGGCTCGATGACCGCCTTGTGCTGCAACAGGAACCTCGGGATCACGGCCATGACTGTTCCCAGGCCTGGATCTGCGTGACCACGTTCGGCCGGGCCATGCAGATCTCCAGCTCGATCAGGGCCTGCGGCGCGAGCTGCACGCCGGTGACCGTGGTGGTGTCACCGCGGCCGCCACGAGCGAGCGTCAGGCCGCCGATGCTGACGTTGGCGAACGAGCCGGCGACACCCAGCTCGTCGCCGGTTTCCAGCCACCACACGGCCTGTGCGCAGGTGGCTCGCTTGAAGCCGGTGATGTACGGCTCCATGCTTGGCAACCCGGTCGAGTCGGTCGGGTAGATCGACGTCTTCGTGGCCTTGGCGATCGTCATCGACGCACTGGTCAGCAGCCGTGTCGCCTCGGTCCCGGTCGGCAACTCGGACTGCACTTCGGCCGGCGCGTACGCCACCAGGTCGGCCAGGGTGGCGTAGACCGGCACGAACGCGCTGGTCATGATCAGCCCTGCAGGACGTAGGCGAGGATTGCCGCGCCGGTGGCCGAGTAGTCGACGTAGACGTTGCCGTCAGCCTGCTGCTCGGTCGACGCCTCGTTGATGACGACGTAGGCGCCGATGCCGACGGTGACGACCTTGTCGGCGACAGCCGTGCCGTCGACCAGCTTGCTGCCGGTCGTGGCCCGGACGGTGGCCGTGATCGAGCCGGCCGAGCCGTTGTTCACGACCAGCTTGTTCGCGCCGCCGGCATAGGTGAACTGCTCGCCGTTGGCCGAGTCGACCTGCCATGGGGTGATGGTGGCGCTGGGCTGCGTCTTGGCGTTGACGGCGGTACGCGCGGTGCGTGCCATGGATCAGACCTCCGGGGTCTCGTCGGGCGCCTTGTCCGCGCCGCTGTCCGGTGTGGACGTGGTGATGCCGGTCGCTGCGGCTCGGTCCGGTTCGGGTGCCAGCTCGACGGCGCCCTGGTACTGGTCGACGAGATGCCAGGGTGTGGACTCGTCGGCCGCCAGGGCGGACATCTGCTCGTCGTAGCCGGACGGATGACCGGCCGGCAGCGTGACGGTGCGCTCGATGACGTCGCCGGCACCGTTGCGCTTCTCGTAGGTGGGCATGATGCTCCATTCAGGACGGTGCCCCCGGCCGTCTGTCAACCGGCCGGGGGCACCGAGATCGGATCAGGTGGCGACGACGAGCGGCACCTGACGAGCCGCCGTCGGCGTGGCCAGGGTGGCCGTGGCCGTGGTGGTCAGGGCCGAGCCGGAGGTCTGGCCGATGGCCGTCTCGCCGGTGACCAGGGCCTTGGCCGCGCGGGTGCCGATGAGGCTGGGCACCGTGGTGGCCGCGACCATGCAGGCCGCCCAGTAGATGCCGCTGGCGGCGATCTTCTGGGCGGTCCCCAGCGCCAGCGTCTTCCACGTGTCCGCTGCCCAGGCCGCGGATACCTGATCGGCGCTCTGGGATAGCAGGGCCGGGGTGGCCGCGTTGGAGTACAGCGCGAACCACCAGTGCGTGAGCGTGCCGCCGGCGGTCGCTCCACTGAGGAACGACAGGTTGGTCACCGTGTCGCCGGCACGCAGCCACAGGGGGACCGCCGTCATGATGCCGGTGGCCAGACCCTCGGCGACGTCGTCGAGCGGGAACCGCGGCAGGTTCGACCGGTAGTACTGCTGGGTCGGATCCACCGGTGGCGCGCTGTTGAGGTGGCCGAGAGCGTCGCGCGGGATGCCCTGGTAGAGGCCGAGCTGGCTCATGAGGTCGGTCCTTCCTGGCCGAGCTGCGCGGCCAATTCCTTGAGCTGGTCGCGGTTGAGTGAGGCGACCTGATCCTCGGTCACCCGGTCCTTGCCGATGGCCAGCACGTGCGCCCGCCAGACCTCGACCTTGGCGTTGCCGGGCGGTGGTGTGATCGGGTTGTTGTCGTTGTCCTCGACCCCGTCGGTGGCCGGGTCGGCCATGGCGGTGACGAGCGCGGCCGCCTCGGCGTCGAGGTCGGTGACGCCGTAGCCGTTCTGCCGGCAGTAGGCCAGCACACCGGGGACACCGACGGTGGTGTCGTCGACCTCGGCGACGCCGGCCCGGAAGTGCGCCGGGCCGATGTCGGTGGTCACGCCGGGCGCCGGCGTGGTCAGTCGGAACTTGGTCACGTCACTGCACCTTCACGTTCCGCAGGACACCGCACGCGCGGGTGTTCTTGATGACCAGCGCGCCCGGTCCGATCTCGATCTCGCCGGTCTTCACCGCGCCGGCGATCGAGAAGTCCGGCAGCCAGCTCTGCACGAGTGGGGTGCCCGCCGTGGTCGCGCCGTGGAAGGAATCCAGGCCGAACGTGACCGCGTAGATGTCGGTCAGGCCGGTCACCGCGCCGGGCACCGACCGAGTCTGGATCGGGATGATCGGCGCCGACCCGTCGGGCAGGTCACCGACGTCGATGAGGACCCAGTCGCCGTACATCTGGATCTCGCGACCCAGATCGTCCTTGGTGGACGTGAACATCGCGGCCCACCGGGCGAGTGCCCGGATGCGGGTGATGCTCTTGGTGTTGCCCATGATCGCCTTGACGCCCGGCGGGAGTGCGCCCGGCTCGCCCTGGTCACCGCCGCCGATGTGGCTCGGGACGATCGTGGACAGGAAGTCGTCCAGGAAGTCCACGGCCAGGTTGGCGTTGGCCTGCGTGTTGATCACCGCCGGGTCGAAGTGCAGGATGTTGTTGGCCGCGTCCTGCACCGCGCTGGATCCGGTCGCCGGCGTGTACTCGGTGTTCGTGCCGGTGAGGGTTTTGCTCAGGCCGTCGAAGCCGTTCACGTCCACGGCGCTATCGCCGAGGATGATCGCCTTCTGCAGGTTGGTCCGTGTCGCCGTCAGCAACTGTTGCATCTGGAACGTGGTCTCGTTCGTGGACGCCTGACCGAGGTTGGCCAGCACCCGATCGACGTTGAACGCGCCGCCCATGGGCTTGAGGTTCACGGTCTTCTGCGACCGAGTCGCCTGGCCGGGGGTGTACTCGCTGTTGAGCGCACGGAACGCCGAACTGGCCGCCGTGGTGAGCAGCGTCCAGCCGTAGGTGAGGCTGCCGCCACCGGTGCCGGGCGTGACGGTGTCGTCCCACACGATGTGGTCGAACAGCCACGAGTACCGGCGCAGGTTGTCGATGACGTTGTAGTCGATGTCGTTCTGGGTGTTGATCTGCGCCTGCGCCAGAGTGACGGGCACGGTGTCCTCCTGTGTGATCAGCCGCCGCGGCCGTAGTGAGCCTGGATCGCTGCGCCCAGGCCTTTCCGCGCCTGCGTTGGCGTGCCGCCGCTTCCTGGCTGCCGGTCGCTGCCGGCGCGCGCTGGTGCGGTGGGTGCTGTGGTGGTGGTCTTGAACTGGGGATGCTTCTCGACGTAGGCCTTGATGTGGGCGTCGAGCTTGGTGCGGAAGTCCGGGCTGCGCGGGTCGTCCTCGGTGAACTCGTCGAGGCTGTCCACGAATGCCCTGCTGTCGAGCAGCTTGTCGCCGTCCACTCCGGCCGCCTGGGCCGTGCGGAAGACGGACAGCTCCACTCCGGTGGTCCACGCGACGGCGCGTTCCTGCTCGATCTGGGCCGCCAGGGCCTCAGTGTCGGGCGGTGCGTCCTTGCCGTCGGGGGTGAAGCCGGCCGCCTTGAGGATCGCGTCACGCTGCTGCTTGGCCGCCAGGGCCTCGGCTGTCGCGGTCTGCTTTCCCGTGCGATGAGTCGCGGCTTCCGCACGGGTGTCCGTGATGATCTTCTGTGCCCAGTCGGGCAGCGAGGAGACGTCCTGCGTCTGCGGCGCTGCCGGCGGTGTGGGCTGGTTCTGCGGTGGGGTTCCGGTCGGCGCCTGGCCGCCGGTTCCCGTGTCGGCCGGCGCGCCTGGCGCCGTCGACGGGTTGGGCTGACTCACTGTAGGTCCTCTCGGGACGGTTGCGTCAGGACTTCTTGCCGGCGGCCGCCATCATCTGGAACGCGGACCTGCCGTACTTTTTCCTCCCGATCTTGGCGGCCAGGCCGTCCGGATCGGTCGCGCCCTTCGCCGCCAGCTGAGCGGCCAGGGCCTTGAACCGGCCACCCGCGCCCGGCGGGACAGCCTTCGCTGCGGATGCCACAGCGCACCTCCTGGTGTCAGCGAGCGACGCCGATCTGCTCGCGGTTCGACTGGCGGAACAACGTGGTCGGCGCCGTCGCGATGTGCTCGCGGATCTGCGCCTGTAATGCCCGGACCGTCGCCCGGGCCGCCTTGGCCGCGACCGGATCGAGCGCAGCGGCCGCCTGTGTCTTGGCCGCCCGGACCTGCCGTTCGAGCGAGCGCAGCTTCACGCGCGCCTTGTCGCCCTCTGGATCCGCGGTAGTGCCCAGAATCGGCACCTTCGTCGCGCCGGGAATGAACGCGTTGATCGTGTGCCGGCAGTTCGGGTGTAGCAGGCCGGCCGCGATGGCCTCGTCGACGGAGCCGTAGATCCGCACGACGATCATCTCGTCGGAGACCGCTGACTTGACCCGCGTGAGGATCTTCCGGTCGCCGCCGTGGGCGGTGAGGACTTTGCCTTCCCACGGCCTGCACTTCGGGCACTCCTGCGGTGCGTTGGACACGATCCGCAGGTCCACGCCCATCGCGTCGAGCTGGTCGGAGTGGGCCTGCACCACGGCATGCGTAATGGTCGTGCGGGTTGCCATCTCGACGTAGCTGGCGAGCTGCCAGCGGCGGCCCGCATTGTCGACGAACCCGGTGATGCCCTGCCCGAGCAGCTCGGACCACGCTTTCTGCGCGACCTGTAGCCGGGTCCGGGTACCGATCAGGCCCGGACCGGTCGCGGCCGCCTTGGCCACCACCTCGCGGTAGCTGTCCAACGACCAGCGCAGCACACGCAGGTGGGTGCCGAGCAGCGTGGATCGCAGCGCGAACGCCAGGACGTTGAGCGCCGACGGGTTGATGCCGGCCCGCTTGATCTCGGCGATGTCCTTGGCGCCGAGATGACCCAGCTTCGCGATCTCGTCCACAGCGGCATCGCCACCGCGCCGGAACGCCAGCGTGAGCGTCTGGTGGACCTGCTCGGTGGTGTCGGTGGCCAGCGTGTGCAGGATGCCGTTCACGCTCTGGCGTAGTGCGCCCAGCGCGGCGAGCTTGGCGTGATCCCAGCCGGGCTTGTCGATACCCGCCTTGAGCCGGTCGCCGATGTTGGTCGCGATCTCCTGCTGCGCTGCGGCATACATGTCGACAAGTGCCTGGCTGACATCGGCCGCCAGGGTGCGGTCGGCCGGCACCGGTCACTGCCCGACGTACGCGGCCGGACTGATCACCGGTGGCTCGGCCGGCGTGAGACCTTCGGGGACGAGATCCGGCTCGCCGTCGGGCGACTGGTCGACATAATGCGGCACCCACAGCGGGATGTGCTCGTCGGTGTCGGTGTCGACCTCGCTCGGCATCCCGGCCGCCGTGGGCATGCCGCCGGGCGTGCCGATGGTGTCCGGGTTCGCGACGGTCATGCCCTTCTCGCCCATGATCCGCTTGACCTCGTTGCGGACCTCGTCGGCCGACCAGTCCGGGTGCAGCATCTCGACCATCGTCTGCGTCGAGGCGGCCTCGGCCTGGCGCAGCGCGAGCAGGGTCGCCGCGAGCGCGTTCGGGTCTTCCTGCACGACGTCGGCGAACTCGACGTCGGGCCGCAGCGGCGTGCAGTCCCAGCCGAATGCGGCGACGCCGACCTTGAGCAGGATCTGGAACAGGTCGATCAGCTGCGGCCGGTAGTACGCCAGCTTCTTCTTCCTGGTGATCAGGCTCTTGCGCTCTTTCGCGGCCACCTCGGTCGCGGTCATCGCGACGTCGCCGGTCAGGCCGAACGTCTGGCCGCTGTAGCCAGCCATGCCGACCGCCATCGTGATGATCTCCTGCACAGACTGGCTGTGCTCGGCGACACGGATCGCGAACTGCTGGATGGTGATCTGCGGCGGGGTGCCGGGCAGCATCGAGAAGCCCTCGTACGCTTCCTGCTCGGCGTCCCACACGGCACCACGGCCTGGTCCCCGGTCGCGCAGGTACTGGTCGGGCACGATGACGCGCCCCTTGCCGAGCCGGATGTCGCGCATCCAGCTCGACATCGTCTCGTCCAGAGCGTCGAACAAGCCCTCGACGCCGGCGTAGTCCGACCGTCCGAAGTGGGCGGCGGCCGGCTGATCGCGCCACATCCGGTTCGGCCTCATGTTGGGCACGTACTTGACGGGCAGCTGGTCGATGCCGAGCGGGATCGTCTGACCGTCCGAGCCGACCATGTCGCCGAACTCGCCGACCTCCGGGTAGTTGGCCAGCGGCTGCGGACTGCCCAGGTTGACCATGTCGCCCTTGTAGACGCCCTGCAACAGTACGGCTTGCTCGCCGGCCATCTCGTACCGTTCGAGGTGCCGCACGACGTTGCTGGCGTCCTGCGACAGCACCCGCCAGAACGTCACCGCCGAGAGCCGGCCGAACTTCCACTCCGGAACGGCAGCATCGGCGTGGATGGCGTTGATCCACGGCTTGTCGGACAGCGCCTTGTCCCAGATCACCCGGTAGTACGTGCCGCCGAGGCCTGCGCCGACCTCGGCGCCTTCGAGCAGCGACGTGTAGAACTCGTCGTCCACGAGCTGGTCGAGGTAGTCCTGGGTCTTGTCCAGGCCTGCGCCGGCGTTCTCCGGCAGCATGACGTTCGGCGGCTCGGCGAACAGCAGCGCGGCCGAGGTGGACGCGATGTCGCCGGCGAGCGGCACGTGGATCTTGCTGCGTTTCTCGCCGAGCGGTACCGGCTGCCCCCAGAACCAACGGGCCAATGTGCCGACCAGGCCGCCGCGGAACTGGCTGGGCCGGACATGCGGCCGGTTGGTGACGCGCTGGCTGATCTGGGTGTAGTAGGCGCCCAGCTCGTCGGGATCGCCGCTGTACCAGGCGGACCAGGAGACGAACCGTTCGTAGGCGACGGCGACCGGCTTCGGTGGCCACGGCGTCTTGCCACCGGCGGGCAGCGGCATTACACCGTCACCTCGGCGTTCAGGTTGGCGCACGCGCCATCGGGCAGCGTCGCCTCGTCCCTGTGCTCGACGACCCGCTTCACCGGTCCGTCGACCTCGACAAGGGCACCGACGGGCCACACGAGGACTCCGGTGGGACATGTGGCTGGCGACGCCAGCAGAGTGGTGTCGACCAGTGCGACGCCACACCATGCGCACCGCTGCCGGAAGTGGACGCCTACCCAGACGTCGTTCCCGGCGATGTGGACAACGCCCATTGGTCACACCTTCTTCCGGATCGACTTGCGGTCGGGCAGCGTCTTGAACGGCTTGACCGCCTTGTTGGCCTCGGCCCACCGACGTGGCCAGCCGCCGGGCTGGCTGCCGAACTTGGCCATCGCAAAGCGCCACTGGGCCTTGCTGGAGAACGTGTGCGGACCGGGCACAGTGACCTCCCGCCAGGTCAGTGCAGGACGATCCGCGGCTGCGCGTCGGCGATGCGCTGGCTGAGCGACTTGCCGGGCACGAACTTCTCGTAGGTGGCCTCGTCCGCCTCGTCGACCTCGACCCGGACGAGGCCACTGATATCGACGCCGAGGGCCGCGAGTTCGTCGAGCACGACCGCAACGATCCCGTGGCGGCCGCCGAGACCCTCTCCGGGGATGCGGCGAACAATCAGGTCGACCAGCTCCTCGCGGCCGAGGTACCGCCGACGCTGCGCCATCAGACGCGCTCCGGCCAGTGCCACGTGCCGCCACGGTACGACCGCGCCTCGATCTCGACGCCAGCGTCGTCGTGGCCGATGTCGCCCTCGTGGTGATGGACGCCGCGATTGAAGAACATGCCGGTCGGGTTGAGTACGGCCAAGTCGACGTGCCCGATGAACGTCTCGTCGTCGGGCTTCGGCGGCTGGTACTGATCGACCGCAGTGACGATCGCGGCCCGACACTCCGACTTGTACTCGCCGCCGGGCGTGCCGTAGCTGACGTAGTGGACGATGCGGCCGATGCTCGGCCTGGCGCTGGCCATCAGGCGTCGTCCTTGGGTGCCTCGACAGCCGGCACCCACATCGGCCGAACGGTGATGTTGAGGTTCAGGCTGGACTGGTCACCGTGACCGCTGGCCTCGACGACGAAGTTCAGCACGTGGCTGGGGTGTGAACTGTGGCCGCTGATGCTGCCGAGCACCTCCTCGGCCAGGAACGACCGAACGGTCAGGCCGAGGTCGCCGGAGTGGGTCAGGTCGGCCGCGTCGAGCTGCTTCCGGACCTGGTCGGCGGTCCCGACGGCCGAGAGTGAGAACGTCACTGCTTCCTCCTGGGTTGTGGGTTCAGGCGGCCAGGTCGTAGTGGAGCTGGCTGCGCCATGCGAACTCGGTGGTCTTGATGCCGTACCGGCCGCCGTCCAGCGAGTGGTCGTCGGCCTTGATCGGCTTGTCCTCGCCCTCGGCGGCCGCCTTGTCGTCCCAGGCGTAGCCGCCAACCTCGTCTGTCCACCCGGTGCACGAGCTGTGCACGATGAGGTCGTCGTTGCCCAGCAGCGACGAGACGAGCCGGATGCCGTCGAGCACCGAGTTGTCGGCGAGCGTCGGCATGAGGCCGTCGTCGTAGAGCTGCTGCACGAACGACGCGGCCGAGGGGTCGACGCACGTCCATTCGGGCCGCACGCCGACCAGTCCGGGCGAGTGCGGCACCGGGTAGCGGGCCAGCCAGTCGCGCATCTGGCGGCTGTACTGGACGTCGGTGAGCTGCCGTCGGCGGACGCGGCTGTCGTAGCGGTACTCGCCGGCCAGATACAGCCGCGGCCGCACGATCGGATCCTTGGGCGCGGCCGCGGTGCCGATACCGAGCAACAGCGCCGCGAACGGGTTGACGGTGCCGTAGTCGACGCCGAGCGCGACCCAGCGGTTGATCGGCGGCAGGATGTCGACGACATGCCGGTCCGGGTCCCACATGTCGTAGATGGCGCCTTCGGCCTGTACCCACTGGCCGAGGATGAAGCGCCGGTACCACAGGCCGACGAACTCGCGCTTGAGGTTCGCGACGTAGACCGGGTCCAGGGCGTGGTTGTCGTCGATCTTGAAGTGCCAGTAGTTCAGGTCCAGTTCGCCGCGCCGCTTGATGAACTTCTTCATCAGCCAGTGCCCGGGGTTGTCCGGGTTGGTTGTGCCGAACAGCTTCGCGCCGGGAACGCTGAGCCGGGCCAGCAGCTGGTCCCAGACGTTCTCCGGCATCAGGGTGACTTCATCGACGTAGGCGCCGGCGGCGGTGAGGCCACGGACCCGGTTCTCGGCGGACTTGTCGTTGAAGGTGATGACCTCGACCTGGCGGCCGAGGATCGTGGCCGTGCCGGCGCCGCGGGTGTACTTGATCAGCCGCGCGGCTGGTCCGGTGATCGCTGGATTCTGGAGCGGCCCGAAGATGTTCCGGGCGACGGTGTCGAACGTCTTGCCCATGACCAGCAGGTCGCCGTCGCGTGGTGCGGTGGCGACGTAGGTGAGCCACCGGATGAGGCTGCCGATGGTCTTGCCGGAGCGGACCGAGCCGTCCCACAGGTTGATGCGCGCGGTGGACTGCGCAATGGACTGTTCCTGCTTGAGGGACAGTCGCAGTTCAGCCATCGCCGTCGGCCGGCGTGTCGCCGTGCTTGCCGGTGAGGTTCTCGAACAGCGAGCCGAGCAGGCTGCCGACCTGCTCGATGGAGCCGTCACCGTCGTGCTGGTCCAGGCGCAGGCTCTTCTCGATCGCGATGCCGTAGGCCTGCATGATCTTGGCCTGGTCGGCGAACAGCGGCTGGTCGACGTCCACGGTGTTGTAGGTGTTGTCCTTGCCGCCGAACGAGTGCAGGGTGCACGGCGCGAACAACTGGAGCCGTAGCCGCTTGGCGTCGGCCAGGAGCGCGTTCATCTCCTCGGCTCGCCGAGCCTTGGCGTCGATGACCTTCGCCGCAGTGGCGGCCTGGACGGTGGAGCGGTCGAAGGACAGGCCGAGTGCGGCCGCGGCCTTGCTGATGGTCGAGCCGGAGCGGCCGAGTTCGGCGGCAATGTCGTTGCGGCTGCGGCCGGCGGCGTGCAGTTCGGTGATGCGGCGGCGTTCGGCGGTCGTGAGCGGTCCGGTGGCCACGGCGCTCACCTCCTGCGCGAGCGGCTGAGGCGACCGGTCGCGGTTTTACTGGCCTCGATCAGCCCCCGGTTGATCGTGCGGATGGTGTCTGCGGCAGACGTGCCACTGTCCGTCAGGGAACCGGCCGATGCGTGGACACCCGGGCTGGTGGCAGTTGTGCTTGCGCCACAGGATGCCGCCGATCACGGCCAGTTCGATCAGGCGTTCGATGATGCTGCCGGGTCCGGACCAGAACCCGTACCAGGTGCTGGTGACGTCGACCTGTGCGTACAGCCAGCCCCCCATGTCGACCACCTCCCGACATGACTCGACCCGACCGGTCGATCGCATCCGGTCGGGTCGAGTGCGGGAGCCGATCCCCGCGCCATGGCAGTGGTAGTCGCTGGCTGTGGGCAGGCTTCACCCAAGCGGGGTCAGTATGGAGATCACCCTGCGTGTTTGTCCAGCGTGCTGCTCAGCGCGGTGTGTCGGTTGTACTCGTAGCCAGAATGGCGCGGGCGACATCGAGTGGGTGGCCGAAGTGATGGTTGGCGGTAGCGGCCAGCTCCAGCCAGGCCGCAAGCGGTTCGGCCACAGCAGGATCTAGCGCGGCGATCCACACGCGCGGGTGGCCGTGTGGACCCAGATCGATCGCCCGCCACGGCCCGGGGGTTGCCGGAGCGGCCAGTTCGCGTAGTCGTGTGGCGGCAGCCCGGAGCACGTTTGCCGGGTCGGTGTTGTCCACGGGCGTCATCCTGGCATGTCAGGCCGCGCCGGCGTGGCGTGCGGCGCGGATGTCGGCGGCGAGCTGTTCGAGTTGTTCGGGCGCCCAGTGGGCGCCGCAGGCCTGGCAGTCGGCACCGGTCGTGTTGTCGACAAGCAGCGCGGGGACGCGGACCTCCTCGCCGCTGTGCTCGCGGTAGGCCACGGTGGCGTGACAAGCCGGGCAGGCCTCGGCGAGGTGCCAGCGGGGGCGCGGATCGAATTGATCGGCGATGGCGCGGCGCCAGTGCTGGAGCCATCCGGTGAGCCAATCGATGTCGCCGGGCTCGTGCCATTGCTCGGCGAGTGCGATCGCGGCGCGCAGGTGGTCCTCGATGGACGGCTGGCTGTGTTCGAGCGCCCGGTCGTGGGCGTCGACGGCACCGGTGGTGATTTCTGCGAGTAGGTCGAGAGCGCCGGCGTCGATGGGGATGCGTGTGCCGCCGCCGGCGCTGTGGCCAGTTTCGCCGCTGTGGCCGCTGGCGTCGCGTAGTTGGTCGAGCAGGCTGGGCGCGGTGTGGGTGCTGGTGTGGCCGCCGTCGCGGAGGATCTTGCGCTGGACGGGGTCGAGCAGGTCGTGTGCGGCGGTGCGGAGGTCCTTGAGGGCGGCGCGGGTGGTGCGTGGGGTGGCCATTCAGGCCTCCTCGTCGGTGTCGTCGTCATCGATCGCGTCGATGTTCTTCAGGCCGCGGCGTAGGACGCCTTCGGCTTCCCAGCGGGGCATGATGTCGTGGGCCATGACGATGACGTAGCCGCTGCCGAGGTGGTTTCGGGTGCCGGCCAAGACGATCCAGTTGACGATGACCTCGCTGTCGTCGAGCTTGTCGGCGGCGTGCGCCCGGACGGCGGCGTCGAGTGCGGCGCGTGTGGCCTTCTCGTCGACCTGGACCGGCTTGGCGGCTTCGTCGAAGGGGTCGACGAGCGTGTTGGGGTCGCTCATCTGCCGGCCTCCCGGAGTGCGTCGCGTGCGTTGGCCGCGGCTGCGCGCATGCGGTCCTTGATCGGGTTGAGTGCGGGGCTGGGTGGTAGTGCGCGGAGTGTGGCGGCGGTGGCGAGCATGAGTTCTTGGGTGATGCCGGCGTGGGGGTGTTGGGCGGCGAGGTGGCGTTCGGCGATGTCGACGATCTGGCCGAGGGCCGCGGCGGCTTCGGGGGTCATAGGGCCACAGCTGTGGACGGCGATCGCGCGGGTGTCGCCGTCCGGGGTGGGGATGTCGACGACGTGGCAGTGGTCGAATCCGGCCAGGTGGTCGTTCATGGCTGGGTCTCCGTTCGGGTGTGTTGAGCCGTGTCGGCGGCTTGGATGCGGCTGTCGTGTGGGTCTCGGCTGGCGCGGCCGCGTGCCCAGTGGCTGGGGCGTGTGCAGGGTTGGCGGGGTTGGGCGTGGCAGTGGGGGCATTCGACGAGGAGTGGGTTGGCGGTGATTTGGTCTAACGCGACTTCGCCGTCGGTGAGCCAGGTGAACAGGCCGGTGCCGCCGCTGTGCGGCTTGCGGCGCGTCACGGCGGAGCCTGTCGGCGGGCCGCGACACGGGAAAGTTCGACTCGGGCGGCTTCTCGTGCGCGGATGTGCTCGGCTGAGCGTCGTGTGGGTCGGCGTTCGCGCCGGGTGCGCAGCGAGAACCGGTCGCCGACCATGGTCATGATCCGGTTGCGGGTGGTTTCGTCCGCTGGAGCAGCGGCAAGGAGTGCGGGCTGGTAGGGCGGTGGCATATCGGTGTCGCGCCGGCTTCGGAGGCGTTCGGTGATGTGGCCGGGCATGAGGAACGCGGTGGATTCGGCGTAATGGGCGTGTAGGGCGTCGAGCGCGGCGTCGAAGGTCCAGCCGGCTCGGACGGACGCTTCGGTCCAGGCGAGGACGGCGGCCTTGGCGGGGCGCCGGTTGTCGTAGGCCATGGCGGCGGCCAGGAGTTGGCGGATCTCGGTTTCGGTCACTGGTCACCTGCCGGTTGAAGTGCGAGCGTTTGGGCTGTTGGGGCGTCTCGAAGGAACTCGGCGATGCGGTCGTCGGTGCTGGGCGCGGTGGGTCTCGTGGTGCGGTGGTCGCGGTCGGTCTGGGCTTTGCGCATCCAGTAGCGCCAGGCGGCTGGCCAGTCGCGTTTGGCGGCGGTGCGTCCGCTGGCGGCGGTCCAGTAGTCGCGGAACTGGTCGGTCTCGGCGCGGCCGACGGATGGGGTGTGTTGCCTGGCCCAGGCGATCATGTCGTCGGTGGGCGCGAAGTCGTCGGGGATGCGGGTGCCTTTGGCTGCCCCCGTGGGGGCCCGCGAAGCGGGGGGGTTCTTTGTCTTTTGTTCTTTAGTAGTAGGAACAGGAACAGGAGACGGGTGACTCTCCGGGTGACTGTCACCGTGACTCACGCGTGAGTCACGCCGTGACGCAACATCATCTGAGCTGCGGTAATTCGCCTGGCGACGTCGCCAGGCTTCCCGTTTCGCTTCCACATAGGCACGTGTGCACTCTCGTGGCCACACGACGAATTGGAAGCCGCCGCGAGCACGCCGCCATACCCTCGCGCGGACCAGCTCCTCCGGCGCCGTGTCCACCTGCGTGGTCAGCGAGGGCAGCTTCGAACTCGACACGAAACCATCGGTGGTGTGGCGTGCGGAGAACGAAGCGGCCCGCGCGTACAGCGCGATGCCAGCGTCGGATATGCCGTCGTAGAGGGGGTCGTCGTAGAACTCGTCGGGGAGCGGGAAGTGGGTCATGCCGCTGCGGTCCCTTCTGGTGCTGGGGCCGTACGCCCCGCGTGGGCGCCGTGGCGATTCACGCGGGACCGGAGCCGCTGTTCGGTTTGGTTTCACGCCACACCACCGAGATGGGGGGTGTGGCGTGCGGAACGGAGGGATGCGAGCAGGGCCGGGACGCCTTCCTGGCGGAGGTCGGCGTACCGGTCGGGGTCGTGGGTCCAGGCGAGGACGTCGTCGGCGGCCTGGTCCTCGATGCACATGCCGGCCAGGACGACCACCAACAGTCGCGCGGCGCGCAGCTCGTCGCCGGCCAGCTCCGCGGCGTCGGTGAAGGCCTGCGCGACGGCGCCTGTGTCCAGCGCGTGCACCGCGCGGATGAGCCGGTCGGCGACCGGGATCAGCGCGGTGGTCAGCTCGTCGTCCTGGACGGCCACAGCTACTCCTGCTGCGATCCTGCGAGCGCCACCCGCACGCTCTCGCGGCTGGGCAACGGCAGTACGGCGGTCATGGGCTTGCGCAGGTGCCAGTCGACCAGGGCCTGCACCGGCTCCGGCAGCGAGCGCCGGTTGGTACCGACATAGGACAGCTTGGTCTCGCGCACGCGGTCCTCGGCCTGGGCCAGCCGGCTCCGCAGGTTCGTGATGTGCGAACTGCGCGCCTCCCTGGCGTCCTGTAGTTCGGCACGTAGCTCGCCGATCAGGCGGTCGGTGTCGCGGCGGTACAGGTCGTACTCGGCGCCCAGGTCGGCCAGTTGGACGCGGAGCTGGTTCCGCTCGGCTATGACGTGGATCAGCCGTCGGATGATCCGGACCATCGTCAGCCCTCCCCGCAGTAGCAGCCGTCGCAGTTGAGGCAGGCGCCGCAACCGTCCTTGCAGCGCTCCCGTTGCAGGCAGCCGCACACGTTGAAGGCGCCGCTGTCGTCAACGCAGTAGCACTCACCGGGTTCGCAGTTACACGCCATCAGCCGGTCACCTCCGGCGCCTGGTCGAGGTTGGCCAGGTAGGCGTCGAGTGCCCGGTCGGGCTCGTCCTGGCTGGCGCAGCGGTCGAGCGCGTCGATGATCTGGCCGGCTTCGGCGAGCGTCAGTTGGCTCGCCGACGTGATGGTGCGGCCGATGAGCATGCCGAGGGTCGTGTGGCGCTCGGCCTCGGTGACCTTGCAGTTGGCCAGGGCGGCGTGGATGCGGGCCAGTTGCGGCTTGGTGACCATGACCAACTCGACGCGATGGACTGTTGGCTGCGGATCGCTCGTCGGTATGGCGTCGACCGGCTTGGTCGCCGGCTGGCGGTTGGTGATCTCGGTGGGCGTCACGACGTCGACGGGGAAGGCGTCGGCGACGGTGATGGTGCCTAGCTTGAGTGAGTCGCCCGTGATGGTGAGTTGTCCGACGTCCCAGGCGGTCCAGTTCGCCACCTTCTTGCCGACTTTCACTTCGAGCCGTGGCAGTTCGATGCCGAACCCGTTCTCGAATCCGCGCACGACACGCGCGATCCGCTGGGCCAGGGTCAATCCGTCGCCGGGGTTCTCGATGGTGGCCCGGCAGCGGGCCTCGGCGTCTTCGAAAAACCAGGTCGGCACGACGCGACGGATGCATTCCCGCAACCGGCGGGCAGCGTTGTTCGTGTTCAGTTCGTAGATGTCGCGTTGGTCGGCCAGGCGCTCGGCGACTTTCTGGCCGCCGACGGTCTTGTCGCGGACATGCTGCACGATGACGATCTGGCTAAACCGGGCGTTCGATTGGAGATCCCAGGCGTAGGCCAGCATTTCGGACTCGCCGGCGATGGGGTCCATGCGCAGCTCGGCGAGTCCGAAGTCGACGTTGCCCCAGATGCAGGCGATCTCCTGGGCGAGTTTGATCGTCGGGCCGGTGACGATCTCCTTGCCGCGGGGGTACTGGTAGAAGGCGGAGTTGGCCAGTGACGGGCGGGCGCAGGCCTCGACCATGGCGCGGATGGCGGCCTGCACGTCGCGCGGGTACTGGCGGGCGATGATGACGGCGGCCTGGACCTGGGCGACGGCGCGGGACTGTTCGATCGCGGTGCCCTGCCCGACGCGGTCGGGGCCGACCGCCGGGGCTGGTAGCGCCATCTCGGTGGTGCTCAATGGACAAGCTCCTTCACTGCGTAGTCGCCGCGTTCGCGGGCGCGTTCGAACTGGATCTCGGCCCACGGTGGAATGCGGGTCAGGACGGGTTTGTCGCTGTAGCCGGGCCACGTGTCGGTTTCGACGCAGCGGCGGTAGACCTCGATGGCCTTGGCGTTCTTGACGGCGCCGATGGCGAGGGTTTCGGGGTGGATCTGGGCGACGGTCACGACGTAGGGCGGCGTCTTTTCCTGGAACACCAACAGGAATGCGGCCGAGGTGGCCAGTTCGAGTTCGAAGACGCCGTCAAGGTAGAAGTCGCCCTGCATGTGGTAGCCGCGGTCCTCGACCGCTTTCTCGATCTTCGCTTGCTCGGCCGAGGCGCAGGTCTTGTAGTCGGCCAGTAGCATCCGGCCGGCGGTGTCGTAGGGCAGATAGTCCAGCAGGGCGCGGCGCATGATGCCGGTGCGTCGGTCGCGCCACACCAGGGTCTGCTCGGGCCGGCCGGCGCCGGGGGCGAACAGGGCGGCCGCGTAGGGATCGGCGAGTAGTGCGGCCGCCATGTCGTCGACGATCGCGGCGTCCTTGGCCAGCAGCGGGATATTGCCTTCCGCGTGCGCATCGGCCTTCGCGGCCTTGGCGGCGTTGGTTCGCCAGGAGTCGGCGTCGACCACGACGATCTCGGCGCCGACGCCGAGCACCTTATGGTGGGCGGCTTTCCCGAAGTCGAATTCGTCCTTGTGTTCGGGATGATCGGCGAGCCAACGGAACTTCGCCGGGCACGATGGCGCCAGCAGGCGGCGGGCACCGGTCGAGGACAGCGAGCCGCCCTCGACCGGGTCCGCGTGGTAGACGTCCTCGGGTAGGTCGTAGACGCCCGGCTCGGTGATGAGGTCCATCAGAACGGCTCTACGTCCGGGAAATCGTCGCCGGCAGCCCGCGCCTCGGTTGCTTCGTCGGCCGCCGTCATCGGTGAGAGCGCTGGCAGTTCCCACCGATGCACGGGTTCCGGCCGCGACTTGGTTGCAACGGCACGCGCCATCACCTCCGTGGTCGGGGTGATCGCGTACACCGAGGCGGGGTTGTAGAGCTGGGTCGCGGCCGGCTCGGTGTTCGTGGGTTCGCCAGGGATATCCAGGCGCAGGAAGCCCCGGCCGGCGATCTCCTGCTCGGTGAGCCAGCCGGCGAGCCGACGGTGGCCCATCAGCTCAACGATCGCCCACCCGACGAAGCCGTCGGGCTCGATCGTGGGCGGCCAGTCGGTCGCGGCGAGGGTGTCGTCGCGGCCGCCGTTGAGCCACCGCACGCGGTTGGCAGCCTCGTCCTGATCGCCATGGTCACTGTCGGGCTTCCAGTCGCCCGACGGCGCGTGGAAGCCGACCGTCCACAGGGTTGGCTCGGTTTGCATGTAGGTCCAGTTGGTCATCGACGTCCTTTCAGGACTCGTGTGGGTGGGCGCGGCGCCACGCGGCGAGCTGGTCGACGAGATCGGCCTCGTGCACCAGGGCGTCGGCAGTGATGGCGTCTGCGGCTTCCTGGTGGACGGCGTCATAGACGGCGTCCGGCGGGTCGTCCGGCAGGCTGGAGGTCGCGATACATCCCGCCCAGGTCAACAGGTCGACTCGGTAGCCGCGGCGCCGCCACGCCTCGATCAGCGGGCGCCGGATCAGCTCGGTGCCGCCCTCGTCGATCGCCGCCCGGTATTCCTTGACGAACGCGGGGTCCAGCTCGGCGGTCGCGGCGAACTGGGTCCATGTGCATGCTGGGCAGTCGGCAACCTTGGTCCGGACCGAGGCGGTCATCGGCCACCGCCAGTGAGCGCCGTCAGGTCGTCAGCGAGCTGGCAGGCACGGTCCTCGTCGAGCCAGAAGATGGTGTAGAAGTTGGGGTTCACAGGGTCGCGCAGGATCAGCCGCACGAGCCCGTTGACCGAGTCCCGGTCGACGGCGACCTCGTCGGCCGGGACGGGCATCACGATGGCGGCGGTCACGTCCGGACTCCCGCGTGCTGCCGGTACCACTCGCCGGCCGCGATCATCGCGGCGGCGTGCTTGGCGTCGTCACGGCCGTAGTGGGTGCTGATCGGGCGCCGCAGCTCGTGGGGTAAACGTGACCAGCACCCGCGGCAGGCGTACACGTGGTGCGGCACGTCCCGGCCACAGCCACCCGGGCAGCGGTGCGGGCCGCGGCGTTCGGCGTGTGGGGCCAGGGCGCAGCATTCGGCGATGTAGCCGGCGTTGCCGGCCTGGCGGCGGATCGCGGTGTCGGGCACGAACGGTTCGCCGCACAGCCGGCAGGTGCCGCCGAACTTCGCGGCGAACCAGCCGGGCTGGTGCAGCAGCTGCGCGCGCTCGGCGAGCACCTGGACCTCGATGCTGCTGTGACCGAGGCAATCGGCGCACTGGCCGGGCAACAGCTCGTGCTTGCACCGTTCAGGCATCTGCGGCTTCCTCTCGTGTGACGTGCAAGGCGCAGGCTGGCCACCAGGCGCGGACATCGGTGCCCGCGCCGTGAGTGACCCGCGACAGGCCATCGGCCTCCGCGTCCTGATCGGCCACACACTTCGGGTACGTCCGGTTGTGGTAGCGGAGCAGTTCGCGGTAGACGCAGGTGGAGCAGCGCCGGCCGGTGGCGGTGCGGTCGTCGGCCGGCGCTGCTTCGGGGTGCAGTCCGATCGGGAATCGGACCGCTGCCGTCAGCGGGTGCAGACCGTGTGCGAGGCACTCGGCCTGCCGTTCCCGCCGACGGACTTCGCGGCTGACCGCCGGACGCGGGGGGAGCACGTCCGGCGAGTCGACCTCGAAGAAGGGGATCGTCACGGGGCTGTGAGCGGCTGCGGTGGCAGTCCCATGTAGACCGGCACCGAATCCAGCTGGGCGCGCAGCTCACCAATCACGGCCGACACGACGTCGCGCCGCACATGGTCCGGTCGCAACAGCGCGTACCCGATGGACAGCTCGCCGTCGGTGATGCGCCACCGTAGCCGGGCCAGGATGTCCGCGCCCGGCACACCCAGGAACGGCGCGATGTGGACGGTGAACGCGGCCGGGATGTCCATCTGGCCGTGCTCACCGGCCTTGGCCTTGGTGGTCTCGTCGTACTGGAGTTGCACGTCACCGCTGTCCAGCCGCACGCCGGACCGGAAGTTGACGTTGCGCTTCGCGTCGAAGGTGCGGGCGATCTCCAGCATGGTCGCCGGGTCCGGCTCGACAACGGTGTGCGCGAGATTCTCGATGTGCTCGGCGAACCACGCCTGCGTGCCGGGCCGATTGTCCTTGGCCAGCCACGCGGTCCAGTCGGGGTCCGCCTTCAGGACGAGCACGGCGGTGTGGGAACGCCAGCCGGGTGACTCGCTGTCGGCGTGGTCGTCGAACAGCGCGGTGATCCGGCCAGAGTCCGGGTCGGCCCACACGGTGGTGTAGGCCAAATCGGCCAGCCGGTTGACGTACTCGGCGAAGTCGGACGGGTCGTGCAGTTCGGCCTTACCGCGGCTGCGCAGCGGGAAGGCGAGGTGCTTTTCCAGGCTGACGACGTCGACGCGCTCGTCCTGGCGCAGGCGCCCCAGGATCAGCGGCTGCAGCGAGTCGACGCTGGTGGTGCGCATGTGGCGTTCGGTATCGCGGCGGCCGAGGTCGGCGGCCGCGGTGACCAGGTCGGGGATAGCCGGGACGGGCGCAGTGGACTCGCTGTTCATCGGGTGCTGGGCTCCTGGAATAGGGCGTGCTGATTGACGGGGGACCGGTTGAGGTTGTGGTCGGCGTCCACGAAGAACACCGACGCCGGCGTCGCGAACGCGGGCAGCTTCGAGGCGACGCGGCCGGTGATGGTGATGCCCTCGTCGTTGCCGGACAAGGGCTTCACGGTCAGCGTGAGAGTCAGAGTGCCGGGCTTGCCGGTGTCAACGACGGCTGCGACCAAGGCGCGCAGCTCGTCGCCGAGTTGGGTGTGCGTCTTGCCTTTGTTGATCTCGTAGAGCACGGACGCGAACGAGCGCTGCTCCGTGGTGGTTTCCGGTGAGGACTGAGTGGTCACAGGTGGTTCCCTTCGGTGGTTGTGTTTCAGACAGGCAGGGTCGCGGGGACCTGGATCGCGCCGTACGTGATCTCAGCGGCGATACGCCACAACGACTCCAGCGAATTCGATCCCTCGAACAGGCAGCTGGCGTCCTCCATGGACAGGCCGAACAGCCGGCGCGCCTCCAGGGAGATCTCCACGCCATCCTCCGTGTAGGACGCTTTGCCGCTGTCGTTCCACGACAACGGGATCCCTGCGCGCAGTACCACCCCACCGGCCAGACAGCACGCGGTGCCGCACTGGCTTCGCTGCGCCCATATGCCCTGATTCCATTCCGCGGGATGCGCGGTGATGTACTCCAGCTCGCTCCGCAACAGGCTGGCGTTGATGCCCATGGCGGCGCACCAGTCCTCGCCGGACAGCTTGTCGAGCTGGGTCATGTCGATGATGTGGCCGCCATCAACGGTCGCTGTGGCCGAGTAGAGGTGGATCGCGACATAGGGTCCTGCGTGGACGGTGGCGTCATTGTGTACACCTTGGATTGCGGTGGCACCATGGGCATTCTCGACGCGGGCGGTGTCGTACATCCCGCCGACGCGGGCGGTGTCGTACATCCTGTCGACGCGGGCGGTGTCGTACATCGTGCCGACGCGGGCGGTGTCGTACATCCTGTCGACGCGGGCGGTGTCGTACATCCTGTCGACGCGGGCGGTGTCGTACATCCTGTCGACGCGGGCGGTGTCGTACATCCCGCCGACGCGGGCGGTGTCGTACATCGTGCCGACGCGGGCGGTGCCGTACATCCTGTCGACGCGGGCGGTGTCGTACATCGTGCCGACGCGGGCGGTGTCGTACATCCTGTCGACGCGGGCGGTGAGATCGGAAGACACACGTCTGAACTACA